TTGCATAGAACCATGACCTTCATCACAATATACAAAGTCAGCATTAAAATCTCTTTGTAAATTAATTATAGTATTTACAGTTTCGCTTTGTACATCTTTAATAGTTCCATCAGTGCTAAACTTATTAATACTTGAAAAATGTAATATCTTTAAAGGTTTTTCTACATCTAATGGATTACCACAATATAAACCTAATACACATACTTGTCCACCGTTTTTCCAATCGTTATAATCGCATCCTATGGCTATTTTCCATTTTTCAGGATTGATTAATTCACTTCTTGAATAAACATAATTATAATTTCTAAGACTTTCTTTTATATCTTCTGTCTTGAAAACTTTACTACTTCCTTCAGAGAATTCAGCTTCAACTTCTAGCTTATATCCTTCTTCTGTAAGTGAACTTCTTAATTCTGGTTCGTCATTTACAGCAAAGTTAGGAAGTATACTAGAAGGGAAATGAAATTCTTTCCATTTATCATCAGTCATACACCAGTTTCTAAAGTTAGATTCTAGAGCCGAAGGAGTAGACGCAACAGTAAAAGATACGTTTTGGTTATCAAGTTTAAATGCCATAAGAACTTGATATGCTTGTTCAGGAATATAAGCTCCTTCGTCTATAAAAACTTTATCAGCAGATTGTCCTCTGATGCTGTTACCATCTGTTGCAGTAGTAAAACCATTAATTGCAGTTCCATTCCATAACGTTACTTTTTCAGATGGACTACGTTTTCTTTTATAATCATTTTTATAAGCACTTGTCTTAGAACTTAACAACGCTTCTATTCTATCAAATATTTCAGTAATTAATTTTAATGAGTTTGCAACAACTACTATTTTTTTATTAGGATTTAAACAAGCATAATGAAGAATATCAACACACATTCCTTCTGTATTATGAGTAATAATACCATTAGTTAAAAAAGTATGTGTCTTTTGTACACTAATACTAACAGTATCTCTAAATCCTACTCTATAAATATGTTTTATTTTTTCTTCATTATAAAATTTATTTCTGAAAGTACCATCGACTTCTATTTTGAAATAATTAGGATTAAATTCAACTATCTTATATTTATTATTTGTTTTTTGTAATAGAAACCCTATTGTTTGTACAAAGAATTTATTTGTAAATACTTTTGTTTCTAACACACCTTCTAAGAAAAATATAGTATTGTTTTTACTAAGTCTAAAAATATGACTATTAAAATTTTGTTCTTTACCAGCCATTTTCCCAAGAGCTTTATATATTTCATAATTATCATCAGTTATATTTCTATATTTAATATTACTAAAATCTACTGGTACAGTTACTTTATCTCCTATTTTTAAATTTTGAGCTTCAATCCATTCTCCTTTAATTAAATAAGGATGATTAGTAGTAACAGTATCTTCTCTTCCTGATTCAGTAACTATTTTTATACATTCTCTAAAACCATTTTCTATCATTCCCCAATTTCTTGTAGGATATATTCTTTTTGTTTTTTCATCATATGTAATTAATAAATCAGTATCTTTTAATTTATATGCTGGAACCAAACCTCTATTGCTAGTTACAATTAGTGTATTCTTTTCAACACATTTTCCTAACCGTCTTCCAAGTCTTTCAACTTTGTTTTTAGCTGTACACAATAATATTTCTTTTTGATAATATTGATAAAAAGAACGTTTAGGATTATATGGTGTCCAACCTAAAAACTGTTCAGCCCAAAGTAATTTATTATTTTGTATTTGTAAGTCAATCTTATCTTCTTCACTTAAACTATTCATTTCTTCTTTAGATAAAAAAGCATCTAATGGGAATAGTTTTCCATCTTCCAATTCTTTTGGAACAGGAGTGCAAATTACCTTGAAATTTCCTTTCTTTTTCATATGCGCCTTCATGCACTTTTTACACATGTCAGCTATTTCATAATTTAACGCCATTTTAAAAACCTCCTTAACTAGTTTGAATTTTGTCTGCGCTCAAATATTCATTGTCTAATCTAGACATATCTCTTCTCATATCATTTGAGAAATTTCTATAATATAATTGTTTTTTATATTCTTCTAAATCATCTCCGCTTCTCTGCATATGAGTTTGAATAGAATGCATAGTAGCTTCATTAGATTCATAAATATCTTTTCCTGAATTTAATTGATAATCAACTATTGTTTTAGCAAAGTTTTGAATAGTATTATCTTGCATATGAGATGCTACTCCACCTATTATTGAACCGGCAATATTTAATCCAAATGCAACTTTACCAGTTCCAACTTGAGTAATTACTTTACCAAATGGAGTAGAAAAAAACTTTTCAAATATGTTCTTTTTCATAATATTATCTAATAATTGACCTTTTTCAACATCGGTTATTTTAGTAGCATTATCCATAGCAATATCAGCAACTTCTTTTAAAACAGTTTTAGTAGAACCGCCTCTTGCGTTTCCGATAACTTCAACAGCTTTTTCTACTATTCTTTCATCAGGAATAAGTTTACCGTCTTTTGAATTGTTTACAAAAAAGTCCCTTACTGTTGTATTTGAACCTTCGAGTTCTTTTAAAGTAGCTTCAAGATATTCATTTATCTGTCCTTTAACCATATTTTTAATTTCAGCTGGAGCTTTAAGATTATTCATTACTTCAATTACTGTTGTAGAAGCTCTTAAAGCTTGTTCGTTTGTAACTTTACTTGTTATAAGTTTATCCATGTTTTCTCTAGTAAAATCAACTAATTGTTTTTCTCCGTCTACTTCTAAAAACATTTTACCTTTAGAAAAGTCTTCACCATTTATACCAAGAGTTTTTAATTTTCTTACAGCATCGTTTGTTTTTTTGTTAGACCAACTTATATTATGTCCAACTATTTCTCCATCAACTTGCATTCCAGCTTTATCTGCTGCTTTTTTTAATTCATTTACTTTAATTCTTTCAGCTTTTTTTCCAACTACTGCATCATAAACATATTGGTCTTCTATTGTACCTTCTGCTACTTGTTTATCCAACTTTGTTTGATAGAAAAAATCAGTATTAGAAAAAAGTTTATTCATTAATTTGTTATCCCAAATTTTAGTAGTTTTATCTGGAAATATATTTTTAATTACTGGTATTTTATTCAATATACCAACACCAAATCTACTTCCTAATGCGTGACTGTTTAAATAGTTTATATTAGCATTAGAAGTCATTAATGCTTTTTCTAAATGCAAACTAGCACTTTTAGCTATACCATGATTAGCCCAGTTATCCATCATAGGTTGTAAAATAAACATATTTAAAAAGCTATCTGTTTTAGTAGACTTATCGTAGTCATTAAAATTTTCTTGAAAATATTTTTCTTGTTCTGGACTCATATTATTCTCCTAAATTAATTTTTTGTTCATCTTCTAAAACAATAGCATTTGCAATCTCTTCTGTATTAATATCAAAACCTTTATTAAACATCTTGTTTTTAAGTTTTTCTTTAATTGTAGATTGATTAATTTCAGATTCAAGTTTTTTATTTTTCATCTTACTTTCTCTATCAAGTATTAGATTCTTTTTAAGTTTTTCCAATAAACTCATTATCTTTTCATAAGCTATAAAATAATCACTTACTTTAGAATCATATGTAACTCCACCTTTACTATATGTAGTTATATCAGTAGCTATTCCTAAATTTGCAATAGCTGCTTCCGCTCTTTTAGCCATATTTTCAAGAGCTATCATATGTCCTACAGATAATTGGTCAGCAAAATCATCTTCTTTTATATCAAGTTCTTTATATAATCCATTAACTAATTGTATTGTATTTGCTTTTTCAAAAGGACATTGTTCTCCTTGTCTTAGACTATTAGCTAAAAATAAAGGACATGTTCTGAAATTAGGACAATTTTTTTCATTCTTTTTTATAACTTTTAAGTGTTGTTTGTATTTTTCCATAGCAACATCTAATATATCATCATCGTCTTCTTCTTCATTTACTTCATTCTGAAAATCTTCTAATGTTTTACTAATATCTATATATTCAACATTGCATCTAAGCACTTGATTGTTTAAACTATCTTGTTTATGTTTAGTTAAAAATTTATTTATTTCACTTTGAAGTTTTGGGTCTAAAGTAGAGACTTTTTTTAAATCATCTATTGTTATCTCTATTCCGTCCATTATTTCATTAACTTCGTCGCGAACAGTTAATTGTTTCTCTTCTTTCATTTTAAAACCTCCGTTTAGTATAAGAACATTTCTATATAGTTTATTACAACTTTATTGATGTACTTAAAATAATTACTTAAATCTCTAAGTTCTTCTATATCGTTTTTATTTAATATCATATCTTCATGATATTTAATAACTTTAATTATATTCTCTGTCGTGTTTTCAAAATATCCTTTTTCATAATTATATTTTTCTATATGAATTTTAATTAAATTATAAATAGTTTCTATGTTTTCTAATATAAATTCATTTGTGAAATTAAGTTCATATAATAAATATAAATAAGGACTGTGTTTCATTTTTATATCGTATTTATTTTTATATATAGTTTTTTTAGATTTTAAACTATACTCTTGTTTGATAAAATTAGAAACATCAAAAACAAAAAGAGTTTTTTCTAGCTCTAAGTTTTTCATTTTAATTATCTTTTTTGATTTATTCAATTTAAATCTAAAAGGTAAATTAATTTTTTGTTTAACTTTTGAAAGAGTAGATAAGCTAAGTATGTATTCTCTTTCCATTTTTCTTCACCTTAACAAACTTATCTGAATCTATTTTCTTATGTAACTTAGCAAGATTTTTTCTATATTCATTAGTAGTTTCATCATATAGTTTTAAAAAATCTTCTTTTGGTTTTTTTATTTTAAATCCAGAATGTTCTTCTATTTTATCTTTTATTTTTTCATAAAGATTACTTTTTAAATCTTTTGCCCATATTGTAAATAATAATATATGTTTCTTTTTACACTGTTCTTTTTTAATTTGGTCTCTATGTTTTTGTTCTTCGTCAGTCTTATGTTGTTTACCTTGAAATTCAAATGCAATCATTAGATTAGGATAAAACAAATCTAATTCTAATGGCATATGAGTTGCTGGATTATAAATACCAGCATCTCTATAATTGAATTCAACTTCTTCTTTCCCAAAGCATTTTTTTAAATACTTTCTAAGAAGTCTTTCGCCAAAACTAAGCATTTAGTTATTCCATATAATAAGACTTACATCATCAAGAACTACTTCATCAGAGATTTTTTTAGCAGTGTATGGTTCAGCATCAACATATATCATAAAATCTAAAGGAACACTAAGTATATTGATTATACTTATAATTCCATTTTTATCAGATTTATATTTTACTCCATTCATATCTTCAAAATGAATTGTTAATCCAGGATATTTATCAGATTTTAAATTATATTCATTATCTTCTTCTGGCTTAAATTCGTATTCTATATTATCTCTAGTTACCACTAATTGAATTTTTACGTTCTTAGCGGGTGTTCCAACTGGTGACAATTCTAATCTTTTGTTAACGTGGTCACCA